ATGGCAATTCAAACATTAAACACCATAAAAAAATGGTTTAAAACAGGTTTAAAACCTTCTCAGGATCAATTTTGGGATACTTGGGATTCTTTTCGACACAAATATGAAAAAGTACCAATAAAAGATATTGAAGAACTTGAAACTACGCTGGATACAAAAGCTGAAAAATCGCAGTTAGACGATCATAAAAACGATCAAATTGCCCATGCTGGTTTATTTTCAGGTAAAGAAGATAAATATCAAAAAGGTGTGGCCGGCGGTTATGTTCCTTTAGACGAGTTTTCAAAAATTACTCATCAGTATCTTAATTTAATCAACAACTTAACAGCTGGAGGTGAAAACTCAATACTATCAGCTGAACAAGGTGTTGTTTTGCAAAACCAAATAGACAATATTAATAGATTATTAAAATGTGATAATGTTGATCTCGATACAGTTCAGAAAATTGTAGATGCTGTTACACAAATTCAAACGTCAATAGATACTATTTTGGTAAATGACCTTACTACCGGAGGTATCACAAAAGCTTTGACAGCAGAGATGGGGAAAATTTTAGAGCTGAATAAAGAGGATAAATCGCAAAAAGGTTTGGCTAATGGTTATGCTCCTTTAGATGAGTTTTCAAAAATTGCACATCAATATTTGTCAATCGTTAACAATCTAACAGCCGGAGGTGCAACAGCTTCATTATCTGCTGAGCAAGGAGTTGTTCTGCAAAGTCAGATTGATGATATATTAACAGTTTTAAGTTCAGACAATATCAATCTGGATACTATTCAGGAAATTGTTGATGCAATAGAAACTGTTCAGGTTTCATTAAGCAGCATTTTAGTTAATGATTTGACTACTGGCGGGGTTACGAAGGCGTTAACAGCTGAAATGGGGAAAACTTTAGACCTGAATAAAGAAGATAAATCGCAAAAAGGTTTGGCTAATGGTTATGCTCCTCTTGATTCGTTAACCAAATTAGCGAGTCAATATTTATACATAGTAAACGATTTGATTACTGGAGGCGCAACATCTATTTTAAGCGCCGAACAGGGTAAGCTGTTACAAAATCAAATAAACGGAATCAATACATTATTGTCGTCTGATAATATTGATTTGGATACCATTCAGGAGATAGTTGATGCAATTGAAAACGTTGAATCTTACTTGTCAACTATCTTGGTCAACGACCTTAAAACAGGAGGAGTTGCTAAAGCATTGACAGCCGAAATGGGTAAGCAGTTGGATCAAATTAAATTGACAGCAACACTTGCAACGGATGCCGAAACGCAAACTACTGTATCTGTTGCAGAAGATAACAAAGTCGTTAGTCGATCTAAATTGTTCAATTGGTGGGAAAGTATGAAATCGCAAGCTCAAACAATTAAAGCAGTTTGGAATTTTTCTCAAGGTATCCTTATTCCAAATGGGGTATTAACAACAGTTCCTCAAAACGGCGCGATTGAACGTGATTCCAATGGTCTACTATGGGAAACGCACAATGGAATTAGATCAAAATTGATTACATCAGCTGATGGTTTGATTTTACTAGCATACAAGTCATTAAGTACGATACAGACAGATATAACTGGAGCAATTTCTGCTATATATGAAAAGACTTCAAGTTTGTCAGTTATAGGAAGCATAAGGTATGTGTCAGTGTTAAGACTAAACGCTACTAATGAAACATATTTTCTAAATACCTCTCCACTAGTTGGTTCAATAGAGCCAACGATTGCAAAAACGGAAGTATTCTTAAAAATAAATAATGGCCTTTTTGCAACAGATTACACTGGTAGAGGTGCAATAAACCAAGTTAAAATCATGGAATTTTCTGGGCTAAAAAATAATGGTTTAAAAAATTATCAAAATACAATTTTAACCGATATGCATACAAGTAACCCATTAACAGCTCAATGGTCAACAATTCGATTTGTCGTTCAAAGTATAGTTGACGGTGTTGTAAGTAATTCTGATGCATTATACTACTTAAGAGATGATGCAAATTCACGAACATTTTCAGCTTCTGAAGCGTCTTTTTCGTTTGCGTTTAAAAATACAATTACTTATGCTGATGCTACAAATGCATTGGGTGAAAATAAAAGAAAAGTGATCAGAAATAATAACTATGCTCTATATATAGAAACCATTAAATAAAACAAATTAATGTCAATCACACAAAAAATTTCAAACAGCAAAATTTTTCCAGATGTCCAAAGAACAATTGAAATTGCGGGTATTCAAATGAACTTAGATATTTCAACTTTTGACCTAAATTATAGAATAATCTATGAAAAAGATGGCCAAGATGTAACTTTCAATGTTCAATCAGCAAGTACCAGATTGACACGTTGATAATTCCATTATGATGATCGTTCGGGATGAAAATTTTAAACCAATCTTAAACCGAAATTTCATTGAAGAAAAAGATGGTGACGGTACAATTTTAAACGAAAGCGAGCGATATTTTACAATGCCAGCATTTAACTATTTGATAAAACTCATTTTAAAAACACCTGTCAAATTAGAAGACATCTTAAAAGGTTACATCATTTCTGAAGACGAGGATGGAAGATTTAATTTTTAAAAACAATCAGCCGTCGGCTACTGAATGAGTAATAAAAGAAACTTAACTCTTAAGACAAAAATTTAAAGCCACCTATTGTTCTAAAATAAACTCTTTTTATTTTCAAATACACCCAAAATCATGAAGAACACTTGTTCCTAATGATCTTGGGTGTTTTTTGTTAGCAAATATCAGATGACAAAAATTAGTTTTATTCTTACACAAATCAACATCTATAAATCGAGACAAAAACATAAAATAATTATATAACTAAACTTTACCTCTACTTACATTCCACTGAAACTACCGAAAAACTGAGTTTAAATTTTTCATTTTTTGTATTCTTCTAAACTACTTTTACACCCACAAAATTTAAATAGTAACACTATTTATAACAATCAGAATTACTCCTGCTATTCTTCAAAAAACAATTATCTCATTAATATAAATCAATTAAACAAATACCACCATGAATTCTTTATTATCAGAGGGCAGAAGAAAAATGCCTAAAATTCCCAACAAAAATAATTTTCGCTTTTTCTTAATCGAATACTTAAAAAAAGATTTCAATCTGAGAATATAATTTTCCCATAAATTGACAATCATAAAAAATATACAGGACGCTTTTCTTTTGTCCTAACATCTTAAAAGTTCGATAATCAAATAAATTTAAAAGAAAAAACATGGCAATACAAACATTAAATACCATAAAAAATTGGTTTAAAACTGGTCTTAAACCATCGCAGGCACAATTCTGGGATACCTGGGATTCCTTTCGACATAAATTTGAAAAAGTTCCCGTAAAAGATATCGATGGAATTGACGAATTGCTTTTAACCAAAGCAGATAAAACAATTTTAGATAATCATTTAGCTGATAAAATTGCCCACGCCCCACAAGTAAATACAGATTGGAATAGCGAATCTGGTTTGAGCCAATTGATTAATAAACCTGAATTTAAAACTATTAATGGAGAAGCAATAGTTGGAGATGGAGATATTACTATTAGTTCGGCAATTCCTACATTAGATCAGGTATTAAATTCCGACAATAAATCCCTTACTCAGCCAATTGTATTTTTAGACGAAGAATATAGTGCTACAATAGATTCTAAAAACTTATCAATTGATGGTCCACTAGGAGAAGGAATTCAATACAATGGTGATAATATAAACTGGAGCAAAGGAGATAAAAATTTAAAATTACTTTTTGATGGAGAATCAGCAGGACAAAATACTTTTAGTTTTCCAGAAATGCCAGATAGCAGTACTCCTTATAAATTAGCTACAGATCAGGTAGTTTCAGCAACTCAATCAGGTATAGTCGATAACACTTCTTTGCAAGAATTGGGAGGAGTTGATAAGCTTATAAATGGGGTAAGGATTGGAAGAGGTAATAACCAAGATATTTCTAATGTTGTTTTTTCTTCTGGTTATACAAATGAAGTATCTACAGGACTTAGAAGTAGTGCATTAGGTTTTGGTACCTTAAATTCAAATACCACAGGAAATAATAATACAGCCGTTGGATGTAATGCCTTAACTGCAAATACAACAGGACCCAGTAATACAGCAGTTGGTAGAAATGCTTTAATGTCAAATACTACGGCAAGTTTTAATTCTGCTTTTGGAACTCAATCTTTAATGTTTAATACTACAGGAACATTAAACATGGCATTTGGGTCAAATGCTTTATATAATAATACTACAGGAAATAACAACGTAAGTGCAGGAGCTTCTTCACTACAAACAAATACGACTGGTGGATATAATACTTCTCTTGGAGCATATTCATTATATAGTAGTAATGGAATTTCAAATATTGCTATTGGAAATATGGCTGGTAGTACAATTAGCACTGGTAATAATAACATAATTATTGGAGCTACTTCAAATTCTAGTTTAACACCTGGCTCATTAACCACTGGTTCAAATAATCTAGTTATAGGACCTAATCAAGGTTTAACTAGTGGAATAACAACAGGTAATGGTAATGTGGTTTTAGGTAAGATTACTGGACTTCCCTCTGATTCTGAAAATACAATATCTCTATCAGATGGAATAGGGAATGTTGCTTTAAGAAAAGAAACAGATAATAGATTATTAGCACCTGGTTTAACAAATGCTTTAATTGATTCAGGGGGAGCTAAATCTTTAGTGACTAAAGAGTATTTAGATGCACACTCAGGAGGTTCGTCGCAAAACTTACAACAAACTTTAGAAAATGGTGGTTCAGCTGAATTTAGCTATAATGGTGGAATCCAAGAATTGAGTATGTTTGATGGTAATGGTGCAATAGAGTTTTACACATCAGGAGAAGATGTAGAATCTGGCGAATCAAAAACATCAGATGGAATTATTAATAAAAATAATATACAACTTAGACATACATACCTAAATGCTGGAATTAGTAGAGATGCTTATTTAGATGTTTCTTCTGGTAAAATTAGATTACAAGAACAAAACAATACACATGATGCTTTACTAGAGTTTGAAGATCAGACAGGATCAAGAAGTACCTTTCAAATACCTAATAAAAACCCATCAGTAGATACTACTTATAAATTAGCGACTACAGATGATGTTTCTTTGCAAAAAATTGTAGACAATACAGCTTCCGCTACAAAAGAAAACAGTGGAATTAATCTTATGGCAGGGAGTGGTGGTCTTGCAAATAATTTTATGTATATGTCAAATGGTTTATCAGGATCGAGCTATGTAGAAACTCAATTTAAACAGACACCTGACTATGTTAGATTAGCTTTATATAAAGGATCAGGAAATGCTAACGAATTTATAGGTATAAGTGAAAGTGCAGGTATTAATTTATATAAAAAGGGGGAGACTTATGAAACAAATATAGCAGTTGCAGAACCTGTAGCCAATACAGGTATAGTATTTCCTGCCCCCTCTATAGCAGGTAATTATACATTAGCAACAACAGCGGATATTGCATCAGCACCTAAACCAACTTTAGCACAGGTTCTAACAGCAGGTAATTTTGGGGATAGAGCACTTGCGATTAGCTACTCAGATAAGGATGTTTTACTAGATAATGATAGAGTTAGATTTCTAAATACAACATCAGGAGCAAGTACATCTTATGCGCCTACTTTTATTAATGTTACTGGTTCAGGAGGTAAATTTACACAATTAACATTTCCTGCTAATGCTACAGAAAATAGGACTTTTTCGTTTTCCAACACAAAACCTCAAGGAAGTTATACTATAGCAACGACAGACGATATACCTACAATTTTACCAGCCTCAGCAACTCAATCAGGTATAGTCGATAATACCTCTTTACAAGAATTGGGAGGAGTTGATAAGATTATAAATGGAATAAGAATAGGTAGAGGTAATAATAGCACTAATAATGGTAATACAGCATTAGGATCAAATGCTTTAACATCAGCCACTACATCTACTGCTAATACTGCTATAGGTAGATCTACATTAGCTCTTGCTACAACTGGAGGCTTTAATACAGCAGTTGGAGCTGTTACACTTGCTAATTTAACAACAGGAACACAAAATGTAGGTTTAGGAGCATCTACTTTAAGATATACAACAACAGGGGGATTTAATCTTGGTATAGGTGCAAGTGCATTAACTAATAATTTAACAGGTAGTAGGAATACAGCAATTGGAGCAGCCGCAGGAGGAGGAATAACAAGTGATGATAATATTGCTATAGGGTATTTAGCAATGGGTCTACCAAGTGTTGTTTCTACAGGGACACGTAATATTGTTATGGGATTTCAAGCAGGAGGGCAACTTACATCAGGATCAAACAATGTTTTAATTGAAAATCAAGATATATTTAGTGCTACAATTACAACAGGAAGTAATAATGTAATATTAAAACAAGGTTCAACATCTACGGGTGTCACTACTGGGAATAATAATACAGTTATTGGTAATGTTACAGGATTACCTACAGATGCTTCAAATTTAGCCTTGTTATCAGATGGTAGTGGGAACATTGCAATTAGAAAAGAAGCTGATAACAGATTATTAGCTCCGACATTAACAAATGCTTTAATTGATTCAGGGGGAGCTAAATCTTTAGTGACTAAAGAGTATCTAATTAAAATATACACTAACGCATCAACTACGGCTCCTACAACAAACGCAGAACTAAATTCATTATACCCAAATGCTAAAGAAGGTGATGAAGTTACTTTTTTAGATTCTACTCCATACTCACTGATCTGTAAAAAATTACTATCCGGTTGGGTGATGTATCAAGTTGGGAAATTACCATAACATTAAACTAATAAATACAAATATGAATAAATCAAAAATTGCAGTTATCGTTAGTATTTTAATCGTTCTAACAGGAATGATCGATACTAAATTTGAACTTTTACAAGAAGTGGGTTTTTCCTTGGTAAACATTAACAGAATCAAATTAATCGGTTTGGTTCTGTCGGCATTATTATCCAGTATTTCTCCGTTATTTTCTACTGAAAAAAAGTAAAAATAAATTCCAAATAAAGGAAATAAAAAAAGTCTCAAAATCAGAAATAAATCTTTACCAACAATTAAAACAGTTGATTTTTTTAAAATCTATAACTAAATAAAAAACATGGCTATACAAACATTAAATACCATAAAAAATTGGTTTAAAACTAGTCTTAAACCATCGCAGGCGCAATTCTGGGATACCTGGGATTCCTTCCGACATAAATTTGAAAAAGTTCCCGTAAAAGATATCGATGGAATTGACGAATTGCTTTTAACCAAAGCAGATAAAACCATTCTAGATAATCACTTAGCTGATAAAATTGCACATGCACCGCAAATAAATACAGATTGGAATAGTGAATCTGGTTTTAGCCAATTGATTAATAAACCTGAATTTAAAACAATTAATGGGGAAGAAATTGTTGGAAATGGAAATATAAGTATAGAATCAAAAGTACCCACATTACAACAAGTAGGAGATTCCAGTCAATTTAAATATCAAGGAAACGGATCTTTATTTGGAGTTGGAAGTGATTATTCTGGCCCTGGAGGTATAATAATAGGATCAGAAGGACCAGATCAGGGAAGTACTATTTCTGCAAGTCGTCTTGGAATTAGTATTCATTCTACTATAAAAGAGAAAGGCACTTCTAATTATGGGTCAATTCAATTTTCAGGAGATACCCCACCAGTAGGGAAAAATTTATCTTATAAATTAGATCCAACTAAAAATAGCGGAATTTATACATTAGCGACAAAAAGCGACTTTAAGACTATTAATAATCAATCATTGATAGGTACCGGAGATATCTCTATAGATAGAGGAAACCAAGATTTACAGCAAACATTAGAAACTGGGAGTATTGGTTTAGTGTCAGATAGCGTGAAAATTGGTAATCAGTCTGTTAGTGGTGACACTTACGGCTATATTAATATGAAAGCGGGAGGGCAAGGAATTGATGCTTTTACTGATGGAGTTTTTAACTTAGGAGCTAAAAGTTTTTTATTAAATTCATCTAATGGAGGCGGATTTTTAACTTCCGGAGATGCTGCTACAAATCAGCCATTACGAATGAACTCCGAAGGCTCAGGAATAGAAATTGGTGGAGGGACTGGAGGAATTACAATTGATTCTCAAGGAGGAAACTTAAGGTTTGTTTCAAATAACACCACGTTAAATGATAAGAGAATTGTAACTTCTGTAAATGGTGTTATTGCCGATTCTACAGGAAATGTAGCTGTAACAGGTGCTGGAAATTGGCAAACTGTACTTGATACAGGTAGCACGAAAGTTCAGGTTAGTGAAATGCAAATTAAACTAAAAGACTCAGTTGATAATCCATCAAGATTTGAAATGTTTTCTCCGGATGAGAATACTACAGCTTTCTTAATGTCGACATCTCGTGGTATTGCTTTGACAACTCAGGGAAATGGTAGCATTGATATAGGTTTGGGCAGAGGAGTAACCATATATGGTGGAAATGACGTAATTGATATTAACACATCAGGATCAAGAGGAGTTAATTTAGCCGCCTCGGGATTGGGTTCTCTAATAATGAATCAAAGTGAAGGTGTTGCACTTGATGCTAGAAGTAATCCAAAAGGGGTAACTATTTTTGGCAGGAATAAAGGTATTACGTTATATGGAGGTACGGGTACAAATATCCAAGGAGGTTACTTAAAGATTGAAAGTCCAACATCTTTGGATTCGTCTTTTTACATAAACCAATCTTCGGGATTTGTGTTTAACAAACCTTTTAGTGGTAATCCTTATGGAAGTCTTAGAATGAATTATAGAGATTTTACAGAATCCGGGGAAGAGAAAGAAGCGATTCAAATAATTGGTAACTCTTATACTACAGATACAGCGTATTTTGTAAAAGGCATTAAATTTGTAAATAAAGAATTTTTCACTGGATTTGACGCAACAAATGTTGCAACATCAACTACAATTTCACTTCCAACAGGAACGAAAGGAAATGTTACATTACCCATCTCTGTAAATGGAATTTTGGCGGATGAAAATGGAAACATTACTGTACCTGGTAGTAGTGGAGATTATGTAGAAAAAAGTCATTTAAGCGGTGGACTTAGATTTTATGGCATAGACACGACCGGTGCGGAAAAGATGTTTAAAATGCCTTCAAATTCTTCTGATACGGTACTTTGTGTAGATGCCTTAGGTACAGATATGAGAGGAAGATCAATTGATAAAGATACTATCTCAAATTTTGATACAAGCATTCCAACATCAAAGGCGGTTACGGCAGCAGTTGAAACAAGACAAATAAAGGATAAACAAATCATTATAAATGGAGATATAGATGTCCAGGAAAATTGGAATGGCCAAACTATCATTTTTAAAAGTAGTGGTATTGTAAGAATGCCTATGATCACCACAGAAGAATTTTCATTTAATGCGATCACACTAGAAGGTGTAAATCTAACCTGGCAATGGGCTAATCAGATTGAATGGGTATTTGGAGAACCTGAAATTACTCCAGAGAAAAAATATTTCAATCTGACAAAATTGGAAAATACCAACCAAATAATACTAAGTGTATAATGGGTATAAAAAAATATGTATTTGGGAAACGAGAAGCAGAAAAAGAATTTGTTTCAACTTGGAAAACGGATAATATTTCAACTGGATCAAGTGCAGAAAATCAGATAAAATTACCCCTTCAAAATGGAGGGGTATATAATTTCATTGTAGACTGGGGTGACGGAACACAAGATACTATAACATCCTGGAATCAGGCACAAGTTACACATACTTATAGTTCAGTAGGAACTTATAAGATAACTATCGTAGGGATTTGTTATAATTGGACATTTTACGGAAGTGGAGACAAACTCAAAATTTTAAATATATTGAGTTGGGGGAATCTTAGACTAGGAAATGATGGTAATCATTTTAAAGATTGCGCTAAATTAGATTTATCAAAAGTTAACGATGTTTTGGATACAACCGGACTAACCAACATGGGAGCAACTTTTTATCAATGTACCAACCTGACCACTATAAACAGAATCAATGAGTGGGATGTTTCAAACGTTTCAAATATGGCTTATATATTCTACGGAGCAACATATTTTAACCAAACATAGAAGATTGGAACGTTTCAAAAGTAACAAAAATGAATTCTATGTTTGGATTTGCATCCTCATTTAACCAAAATATTGGTGCTTGGAATGTTTCGAACGTTTCAAATTTTGTTCAGATGTTTTATGCTGCAATAGCATTCAATAATGGCGAATCACCTGACATTAATAATTGGACATTCAATACTGTTTCAGATATAAATATGTCGCAAATGTTTTCTGTTGCAACATCTTTTAATCAAAATATTGGTTCTTGGAATATTTCAAAAGTTACAGAAGTTCGAAGCTTATTTCATCAAGCAAGTAATTTCAATAATGGTGGTTCTCCTGATATCAATAATTGGAATACGTCCTCATGTGTTAATATGAGTTATATGTTTGCAGACGCCAAACAATTCAATCAAAACATTGGAAATTGGAACATTTCAAAGGTTACAAATTTTTCAAATATGTTTTCAGGTGAAGTCAATTTCGATAATGGCGGATCTTCCGATATCAATAATTGGGTTTTAAATTCTGCATCTGATATAGATATGAGCTATATGTTTGCTGGTGGCGGTGGAGATACTATTCAAAGATTCAATCAACCGATTGGGAATTGGAATACTTCAAAAGTTACAAATATGTCATATATGTTTTCAAGATCAGGAAATGGAATAAATCTATTCAATCAAGACATCGGAAATTGGAACGTATCAAATGTTACAAACATGGCTGCAATGTTTTATAAGGCAACAAATTTCAACCAAAATATTGGAAATTGGGATGTATCTAAAGTTATAAATATGGCTTCTATGTTTGGTGATGCACCTACGTTTAATAATGGTGAGTCTTCCGATATAAATAATTGGAAAACTAGTGCCGCTACCAATATGTCGGGGACATTTTATGGGGCAACAAATTTTAATCAACCAATTGGAAATTGGAATGTTTCAAATGTTGTTTATATGACTGCTATGCTTGCAAGTACAAAATTTAACCAAAACATTGGGTCTTGGGATGTTTCAAAAGTGACAAATTTTCAATCTACATTTTATAACTCAAGATTCAATAATGGCGGATCTTCTGATATTAACAATTGGAATACATCTTCTGCTACAACTATGGCGGCAATGTTTGCTACTGCAAGATCATTTAACCAACCAATAAATAACTGGAGTGTCTCGAATGTTACAAATATGAATCAAATGTTTTACGAAGCGAGTTTATTCAATCAAAACATTGGAAATTGGGATACTTCAAAAGTAACTGCCATGTCACAAATGTTTCAAGCAGCCGAAGCATTCGATCAAAACATTGGAAATTGGAATGTCTCAAATGTTGATAATTTAACATCTTTTATGCCCGGCAAAAGATCCAACACATTTTCAAACTCAAATTTAGATGCAATTTATAATGGTTGGAGTTCAAGACCAGTTAAACCAAATTTAAACATAAATTTCGGGACAGCAAAATACACATCAGGAGGAATGGCAGGAAAAGCCATTTTAGAAAACTCTCCCAATAATTGGACAATAACAGATGGAGGAAGCTAGAATAATAAACGTTAAAATAAATCCCCGAAAGTAGGGATAAAAAAACTTTTTCATTCAAAAATAAACATTCATATAGGCTGTAAAAAAAACATCCAGGATTATTAGGAAAAAATAAATTCCTCAATAATCCTGGATGTTTTTTATAATAAAAAAGTTAACACTAGAAAAACCTCAAACAAATAAACTACAAAACTTTAAACCAATTTACATTCCACTGAAACTACAGAATACCGACCGCAAATTATTCGTTTTTCACACCCTTCTACCCTACTTTTACATACTCTAATAACAACTATTAGCATCCCAAACAGATATACAAATACCATTTATTTTCAGATTTTTTTTGAGAATAAATACCTCATCTGTACACACTACTTTCAACAATCATAGTAACAATTAAACATTCAACCAATCATGGATTATACACCAAAAGATCTAGGTGAAATACCTAAAACACCCGATATGAGCAAATTCAAAAATCCTTTGGGACAAACTACAGACGGAAACATTTTTATAGAGAGCTTTACAATAACACCTTTCATTACTTCCGAAAAAAACGAAAATCTGTCAGAAATTATTAAAAAAGAAAGTCGGGACAGTAGTATTTAAAAAGCATAAAACTTTCTAAAATCTATTTCAACATTCAAAGACAACATCTCTAAAACTATAAAAATGCCAGACGAAATAACGATACAAAAACTAAAAGAAAAATACGGCACAGTAATAAAATTTACATCAGAAGATCAACTGACAACTGTTTACTGCAAAAAAACATCATTCACCACATTCCTAAATTATCAAAATAAATACAAGGATAATCCACATGAAGCGATCCTATTTTTATTTAAAGAATGTGTTCTGGATAAGGAAATTTATGATGATGAATTCATGCTTTCGGCAGGAAATTCTCTTGTAGCGATGATCAAAAACGACAGCGAATTTACGATAGATGCAACTCCACAAAAAGATGAATTCAAAAAATCGGCAGCTCTTATTCGATACGCTTTTCAGGTGGATCCATATCAATTAGCAATGGATGAGTTTTATAAGTTACTCGAAGAGGCTCTTTGGTTACAAAAACACAACGACAAAAGACTCGAAAACACATTCATGACCGCTTTTGCACAAGCATTTTCAAATTAAAAATAAAAAATAAATCATTATGAAATTCAATTTTAATGTAAACGAAATTTTAGACACCAAAGACTCTGAATATACTGGTATTAACTATAACGAGTCCGAATCGAAAGATTTTATTATAGATAAAACCGGAGGAGAATTTAATCTAAGGGTCTTCGCTCCTTTGGTTTTTGAACCTTTAACAAAAAAAGATCTCAATTTACCCAGTTTACGTGTAGATGCTGTTACTGTGAATCTTAATCGCTCAAAAACCATCAAAAAAGAAAGCATCGAAGGCAGAGATTCAACTATCAAAGAGCATATTACAAATGGAGATTTTAGTATTTCTATCGAAGGTTTAATCGCCAATGAAACCGGAGATGAATATCCAAAGGAAAAACTTTTTTTATTGAAACAATTCTTAAATGCGCCTTACGCTCTACGAGTAACGCACGCTATTTTAAACCGATTTGGTATTTACGAATTAGTGATCGACTCCTACTCGATTCCATCTATTTCGGGAACAAAAAATATTCAAAAATTTACGGTCAGCGCCACATCAGACGAAACTGTAGAACTAATAATCAGAGACAATGCTTAAACTAAATGCTAAAATTAGGGTTTACGAAACAGTAAAGCTTATCCCTATGCCTAAATTTTATGAATTTACCTATGTAAAAAATGTAGACATCAGCAGTTCATACAAATCCCTTACCGATACAGCAACAATTGTGATGCCTCAAAAAGTGTTTACCGACACTAAGGGATTTGATCAAAACTTATTTAAAAACGCAAATGGTGAAGAAAAAACAGTTCATGATTTTTTTAAACTAGAAAGTTTCATAGAAATATTTTTAGGATATGACGATGATTACAAACCCGCTTTTAGAGGTTATATTACAGGAGTACAATCAGATACAAATGCCACAATTACCTGCGAAGATGCGATGTATGCTTTTAAAAAAGTAAAAGCCGTAAAAGATGATGATGTTCAGGATAAAAGTGATGTTCTGAATGTTGTATCAACCAACCCTACAACAAATGTTGAAAGCTTTAATCCTAAAACTTTCTTCGAAAAAAGAATCAAAGAACTTAAATTACCTTTTAAAGTAAACGCTCTCGACGAAGAACTAGGCAATGTATTGATTAACAGAAATCAAAGTTTAGCCCAGGTTTTTGAGATGCTAAAAGACAAAGGAATTTATACGTATTTCAAAACCGAAGATTTAGCTCCTGTACTTACTATTACTAATAATCCACAACAGCATACCTCGGCAGAATTAGCCGGTTTTATTGATCGAAATTTCATTAAAAGCCCGTTAGCTGGAGCATTGGTCAAAAAATTAATCAATCAGGGGCTTAGCCTTTTAAGTTCGCAGTTGAATAAGGTTTTACAATCTGTTTCTGGAGGATTTATGGGAAAAGTACGTTTTAGATTTCGTTATAATATTATTGAAGATCGATTAAAAGTCGTTACTGAATCTACTAAAAATACGCGTACACGAGTCGAAAAATATTTTAAAAATTCGAACACTCCAATTTATATCGAGTTAGGTGATCCAAACGGACAATTGGTAAAAACGCATGTATTGCATGATGATAAAGATGTTTTGCCCAAAGACCCTGAAGCTTTTAAAAATGCTGCAACAAAAGTTGCTGCAGAATTGTATCAATATGCTGCTGTGAGAGCCATGGAATCTAAACCAAGCGGACTCGAAGGCTATTTCCTGACTTTTGGTGAGCCATTTGTACGACCTACAGACAAGGTAATTCTGGAAAATGCTAAGGATAAAGAAAAAAACGGCACTTTTCAGGTCGAAAAAGTAGAACGAAGCTATGGCGAAAACGGCTACAGACAAAAAATTTACGTAGGACGAAGAGTAGAAACAGTATAAAATTACAAAATGGGAAATATAACAGATCTAATAAAAGATGTGGCCAGTAAAAATCAAATTATTGAAACTTTTGCGGCAAAGGTCATCGAAATAAATAACGAAATAGAATCGCTCCATAATCCTGACGATGCTTATACTGTAAATATCATGCGCGCCGATGGCGCAATTATCAAAAACGTACGATTGAAAGCTTCAATCCTCGATGTCGAACAAGGGATTATCACGATTCCTAAAAAAGACAGTTGGGTTTTGGCTACGATTATTGACGGAGTCGAAACGAGAGCTTTTGTTTCGCAGTTTTCAGAGGTCGAACGTACTTTTGTTCGCTTCAAAAATGATGAGAATCATTATCTGGAAATAAATACTGACGCAGATAAATTCCAAATGTTATTCAAAGAAAAAAAAACCAATGAAAACGGTGCTACATCAACTGCAAAACCTACTTACAAAAACATCGCGCAAATAGAATTTAGCGGCAAAAAAGATTCCAGGATTACTACCTCTTTTTATGATGAAAATGGCAAAGAAATCTCTAAAAATAACTTCAGCGGAAATCAACAACAGACTATTTTACATACTATTAATGGCGAGGATATTAAAGAACGAGTAAAATTTACGCTTTCTTCAGGAGAAAATCCCAGTGCTGAAATGCAATTTTTAGATAAAGATGGTGCTGAGAAACAAAAATTAACTTTTGATGAATTACATACCGAAATTAATCTTAATAAAGGAAATACAATTTTCAATTTAAAAGATAAAGAAGCCAAAATCATCATTAAAGACGGTTTCGAAGCTACCATTTCAGATGCCAAAACTTCGTTTGTAAAAGATAAACTAACTTTTGAAATGGATGATAAATTTAAAATTAATGCAGGAGAAAAAAATTTACTAACTGAATTAGAGAATATCATCACAGAAGTTTCGAGCATTGTCGTAGTACAAGGAGTTGGCCCTAACGTAGGAAATCTAATTAAGATAAAATCAAATTTAAAAAACTTACTAAAAATTTAAAAAATGGCATTAGATATAAAAACATTAGAAGAAGCAATCTTTAAAGCATTAAATGATAGCTCAAATATAAAAGTAAACATTGATAGTTCTACAGATAATTTAGATAAATCAAACAGTGCAAGAGAAGAAACCGCAAAAGAATTAGCAAAAGCAATTAATATATTTGTAAAATCCGGAACTGTAAACACCACTGTAACTACAACTGGTAGTGCCTCAGCGCAAACCGGAACCGGAGTAGGAAGTATCTCTTAATAACTTTAAACTAATATAAAAATACCTCTTACAGTAAAACCGTAAGAGGTATTTTTATATTTTAAAACCTCGGCTTAAAATATCTAGTTCAGCTTCTTCCTCAAAGTCTCTTCCATCTCATAGAATTTACTTTCGAGATCATGAATCTTTTCATAAATATTAATAGGATCCGGCATCTGTTTTGAGGCATACATACTTGCGTACCAAACTTCCAGAATATCCTCGGCATAAATAGAATACATTGGGTAATTTCCGTCTCTGTTGTCGGATCTCAGGATTAATTTTCCGCTTTCCCTGATTCTGTTTAAAACCCTTTTTACCACTACTCCATCATTTTTACTGATAATAACATAAATTCTCCCGTCGAGAATATCATCAAAATTATCAACGTATTTTCCAAAAAGGTAATCGCCGTCGTGTATTGTTGTCGACATCGAATTTCCTTTAATTTCAAAACATCTGTAGGTTCCGTTTTTTAACATTGGCATACTGAATGACGGAAGACTCTCCATATATTCCGGATCAGAGTAACCGTCTAAATAACCTGCTCTTGCTTTAACCCCAACAAAATTGATATTCTCCTCCCCGTCTTCATTTACCGTTATAATCTTTGGCAGGTTCAAACCCACTTCGCTATTAGTTTTATTGGCAAAAATTTCATCGCTATTTCCAAAAAAGTAATCAGGATTTACATTACAATGCGTGATGATACTTTGAAGCAAATCAAATCCAGGTTTTGTCCTTTTTCTTTCTCCGTCAGATTGCAATCTTCCAACAGTGATACTATCTATTGTAGTACTGGTTACTCCTATTAACTTAGCAAATGAGTTATTGTTTAACTTCATCTCATCTATAATACGTTTTATCTTAGTATGTATTTCCATTGTGTTGCTTTTGTTTTTATTATGTAATATGTTTTAAACAGCATTACACATTCCACTATATGTTGCAAAACTAAAAAATATATAATAAATAATAGCATTCTTTTCTATTTTTTTTACGTAACACCTGAATTTAAAGCATTTTAAAGGCTTTTTCCTACTGTATTACTCTAATAGTCAACATAAAAAACTAAATCATATTACTGAAATTACTGCATTTTTCATCGTAATATGTTGCAATAATTAAAACATATGTTGTATATTTGTCAAAAATAATCCACCATATGATTCTAAAAGACTTTTATACTGAAAAAAAGAACGCAATAGAAACGGAGTTTACTTCGAATGTACCAACAGTGCAACTTTATAGTGATGCTATTTTTAAAGATTCTATCGAAACACCGGTAGTAATGTTTAAATACGATACTGTAGACTGGGAAACATCTTCTGAAAAAAACTACAAAGCCGATGTATCATTTTGCCTATACATTGTATTACCTGTAGAAACGATTTCTTCAACAAGTTATGCAAATGCATTTGATATTGCGCAACGAATAGACAAAGCTGTATTGTCTAATAGCAACAGTAACGCTGCTATAGATACTAATTCAACATTTAAAATAAGAGAAAAACAATGTACCAACGAACACACGTACTGGAATAAAAATGATTATTTTATTTGGGAGATCACTTATAAAACCACCTTAATAGAAAATATCTTAAAAAAGAAATACATTCTTTTTAATAATGGTTTAAGTAATGAAGAACTGGAAGATTTAGGATATGACTTAAATTCCGGAATCATCGGAATAAACCCCAATCAGGTTCAGGGAAATGTCGATTTAAATACTGCTCCTTAATTTGATTATAAGTCAGTCAAAAATATTCTCATTAAATAAAAAACAATCAAAAACTAATCCATGATATAAAACTATAAACACCATCAACGCCAATCTAAATAAAATAAAACATTACCCTATTTAAACCTTAAAACATGAAAAGAAGCAGAACACTATTAGACAAAAGGAGAGAGTATGTGATTAACTACCTTAATAGAAATCAAGCTAAACAAATGAAAGTTGTCGTATCTGAACTTTCGGATACTTTGTTCCTTACAGAGCGCACTATTTATACTATTATAAATGAAGGACTCGCTACAGAGGCCAGAGCTTAAACCGCTGAAACTACTGGTTTTGAATATCAAAATAATTGGAAAAAGCAACCTTGAGCCTTAAATTTGTACTCGATAGCAAAAGCAAATTTATCCCTTGGCTAAGGATAAAATTCAATTGAAAAACCCGTCTTTATAACCCGTCCAAAAATACCAATTCTACTTTTTGGATTCCTGATTACCAATACATATTAAAATAATAAATATCCTGATCATAGCAAGTTTGCCAACTTGTTACAGCCCTTCTTTTGCCCCTTTTTCAAGCAAAAAACAAAACAAAATCTTTAAACAATTAAAACTATTTATATTATGAGTACATTAAACGATGTAGTAATTACAAAACTATCAGGCGGATTAGGAAGAAGAAATCCGGAACAGGACATGGTTTCAGGGTTACTTTTTGATGGAGCTGCCACTACAAAATTAGCATTAAATAAAATTGAGCGCCTGGCTTCGTTAGAAGATGCTGAAGCGTTAGGAATTATAGCTGATTATGATGTAAACGGACAATCTGCTTTCTATCAAATTCAACAATTTTTCAGAATGAATCCTTCCGGAGATTTGTACATTATGGCAACTACAGCCACTTCTTACGAAGAAATTGCAGGAAAAGCAATGGACATGCAGGAGAAAGCAAACGGAAACATTCGCCAAATGGCCATTATCTATTCTGGAGCAACAACATTTGCACAAACACAGGCCGCAGTTTTAAAAGCACAAACCGAGGCTGATCTTGCTTATAAAGATTACATGCCTTTTGAAATTATTTTAGAAGGAAAAGGTTTTACTGTTGATGCACCATCATTAGACGGATCAAATGCTGAAAACGTATCTGTAGTTGTCGCAATGGATGTTGAAAAAGCGTTTGAAAAAAAGTTATTTCAAAAAGACAACTTAAAACTTTACATTTTAGCTCCTAACGAGGAAGTACTTCCTGTTGAAGGTTCTCTGGATGTGTATAATGTAAGAGATGCTGATGGCTTGAAAAAAGAAAATGGAGCTGTTCTTGAATTCGTTTTCAAAAATTCATACAAAAACACTGCAGCAGTTGGCTTGGCATTAGGAGCAATTTCTAAAGCAAAAGTATCTGAAAACATTGCCTGGATCGAAAAATTTAACCTAACCGGTGAAGGTTTTGCCAAAGCAGGTTTTGTTGGCGGAGAAGAAATTAAAACTCTTGTAACTCTAGGCGACTTAAACGAAAAAAGATTCATTTTCGCAAGAACGCATACTGGTTTACCTGGTGTTTATTTTAATGATAGTGCTACTTGTACAACCGGCACATCAGACTTTGCTTATGTAGAAAACAACCGTACGATTAATAAAGCAACTCGTTTGTTACGTACCGCTTTGTTACCAAAATTGTCTTCTCCGGTTTTAGTTGATATTGATGGTAAATTACCTCAATCTGTTTCAAAAAGCTTTGAAGGTTTATGCAGATCTGCTTTAGAGGGAATGGTTGCTAATCAGGAAGTTTCGGCTTTTGATGTGTATGTAGATCCAAAACAAAACATTTTGGCAACTTCAGAATTAAAAGTAAAAGCAGAAATTACTCCAATTGGAACTGCACGTAAAATTATGGTCGATTTAGGGTTCAAAAATCCTTTCGGAATCGACAAAGCATAATTTATTGAATTTAATACAATTCAAAAACCATAAAAAATTCACCAATTATATCTTCCTGATTCATTTGCTGCAAATGCAAATGAATCAGGTGATAGTTACAGATCGTTAAAAAGATCATTAAAAACAAATAAAGCAACATATGAATAAATTACCATTAATAAACGGACAACAACACAGCTGGTCATCTATCGAAGTAAGTATTGCAGGTAATATCGTTACCGGAATTACAGCTGTAAACTACAGCGATTCAGTATCTAAAGAAAACCATTACGGTGCGGGAGACATGCCGGTACACAGAGGTAGAGGAAAATACGAAGCAAAAGCTTCTATCACTTTATACAATTACGAAGTAGAAGCTATTTTGGCTGCTTTGCCAAAAGGACAAAGATTGCAGGATATTAGTCCTTTCAGCATCATTGTTAGTTACTTAGACGATAGCAACGAAGTAATTACACACACAGTAAGAAACTGCGAATTCAACTCAAACAGCAGAGGAATTAGCCAGGGAGACACTAAAATCGCAGTTTCTTTTGACTTGATCTGTTCTCACGTTGAGTGGAACTAATCTCCATAAATTACTACTACTAAAACCATAATACCCCATTCCCTGTCTTTAAATCCGGCTAAAAAGAGAAAACCATTATCAATTGCGTTATGCAAAAAAGGAGTTCAAGGAACATGATTTTTGTCTGCAAACTTATTCTACAAGCTCTTTATTAGTCCGTTTTTAGACAGGGAATCTTCTTCAAGAGGCTGCTTCGAGAATATTCAACTCCAAAACAATACCTCAGGCAGCCTCTTTTTTTATCATTCGGTCAACGAAATAATTATCATTTCAATGACTTATAAAAAATCATTACATCAGAATTCAACTCATCAATCATAAAAAATAAAAACGTTTTAAAATGGAAAAAACAATCTCAAAAACCGCAGATGTCCTTGACGGAAATATTACTCAGGCGCAATTAAACCAATGGAAATACAAACACAAAAAAGTAGTCAAACTCACCATTGCAGACGATGACGAAACTACCCTGTTTGCATATTTTAAAAAACCAGATATGAGTATTCGTTCTGCCGTATTACAAGCTTCAAAAATGGACGAATTTAAAGCTCTCGAAGTATTATTCAAAAACTGCTATTTGGGTGGCGACGGAAAAATAGAACAAGAAGACGATTTACGTCTCAATATTACCACAGCATTCTCAGATCATATTCAGCCCAAACCTGTTAAAGTAGAAATACTATAAAAACCTATTTTTTTATCCTTTTTCTGTAAAACCAAAATCATGATTAAAACCCATAACATAGAACTAAATGACACAAGCCCTTCAGAAATGACAAGGTTTAGACAAATTATGCTCAACATTTGGCGACAGCAGATTGAGGATGATAGGAATGCTGTAGAGATGGAGAAGTTTCTGATAGAGCGATATGAATCTCCTAATTTACTCATTAATAATTCAAAAGAAGGAAGCTCCATATATGGGCTTGACGGTGAGTATTTAGGAAAAAATCTAAACACTCCGAAAAATAATGATTCTGCTTTTCTAGGAGAAAAAGATGGTAAAGGCGGATTTAAAAATCTTCGAAAAATTACAGACAATCATACTAAATTCATACAAAAGGCATCAACTGTATATGGAGAAAGTTCTGCTTATAAATCAGACATGACAGAAGATTTAAAGAAGGAAATGTTTGCAATTGCTTATGTTTTAGAGCGAAATACTGTTGCATATGGAGAGAATAGCGAATTAGCCAAAAAATTCAGATCTACTTCAAAAGAAAAAAGAAATGGAACTAAAATGCAATGTGGGATAGCTGCAGAAATAAATGTTTTAATTAATGGATTTGATTACAGTTATGGTGCTGATGCATGGGATGGTCAAGAACAAGCTTTGTTTAATTCTGAAGATTATCGTTTTTCAACAGGAAAATTTGAGTTACATAAAAATACACTTGGATGGAAAATTTCAGAGGAACATTATAAAATATGGTCGAAAAATATTGGCAAGAATTTTGATGCTCCTCAAATTAGTTTTACGGCATATTTTGACAAGACATCTGCCACGGAATTTGATAAGAGATTTATTAAAAATCATAAAAATCATAAAGAAGGCAGAATTAATCTTAAATCTACAGCTGTATATAACAAAACTATTTTTTGGAAGACTTTAAAAGGTAAAGATATAATAAAAGCTTACCCTTGGAATATTCCAAATCGCCCAGCCGAGCCTGGATTTTTAGATAATTTTAAAAAATAATTTATGAAAATTCAAAAACTTCTCTTTCTCCTAATTTTAGCAACAATCATAAGTTGTAATAAGACGGTAAAAAAAGATGAATCTAAATCTCTAGACAAAAAATCTACAGTTAAAAAACATTCTATAATTACTTTGACTATAGACAATGAAAAGATATGTGATTATTATTTTGATGAATCTAAAAAACTAGTTAAATTTCAGGAGCGCAGTAGCAATGGAAAATTATATCAAGAAATTAATCTAGAATATAAAAATGGTAAATTTGACTACGCATTTTTCGGATCTGATAAAAATGAGAAAGATGACTGGTCTTCCAATTACTATTCAAATATTAAATCATATAATGATTTTTTAACTACAAAAAATATAAAAATTGATAATCCTTTTATGCTTTCTAGTGAAGTAAGTGATATTGAAAAGTTAATGGCAAATATTGAAAGTTTTCAAAAAATAAGCAGAAATGATCAAACTACTTTCAAATCTAAAAAACTAAATCTCAATATAAGATTTAATCCATCTAAAATGACACTATTTATTCCCATTAATTCTATTATAAGTAATTTCGAATATGTACTAGATAAAAATGGATATTTGATCAAAGAAACTATTGTATTTAATGATGGTGTATTAACTGTAAAGTATTTTTACAACAACCAAAAGATAAATAAAATTATTTATTCTGTAAGATATAATGATGGAGAAATGTTAGTGTCAAATCAAAATTATATTTATCTAAAAAGATAATGAATCTAAAAGAAATTAAATGTAAAAGTTTTAAATAGATTAATTTAAATACTAATGAACTTAACAGAAATTCAAGAATATTTTTCAAATAGTTTAGTAGTATTCGCAAACAATGATATAATTAATGAGTATGTTTCAAAAGAAACATCAGATATTCTATACAATATTGGATTACCGAATCACACTACTTTGGTGGAGATTATGAGTTTTTTTTGGAAATGTCGAATTATTAGATAAAAAGTTTTTAAAACTTGGCACTAAAAATACTTTTATTAATGAGCCAGTCGGGTTATGTGTTGACATTGAAACTCAGGCAATAATTGGGAGAACCCATTATCGTACTGAAGGAATAAGAATATATACTATAAACAAGAATCTAAAAACGTATCTGGAATATTTATACACATACATACGCTTTAGAAATGAAGTGAAAATTCCTCAAACATTGGGACAATACCATTTACATCATGAAAAATATGCTCTGGAATTAAAAAGCAGATTAATGGCTGTAGATAAAGATGACGTTAATACAGATTTTTGGTATAGTTCTATTGGAGAAATGGAATTGGGAGTTATCTAATAATTTTAAATACAAAATTTGGATTTCAACTATTCTAAGTAATTACAAGATACATTTATAATCTCTATGTGGATTTAATAAATTCACCAAATAAAAAAATATGAACAATTTATCAAAAATAAATTTCTTGTATTTTAATCTAGAACATACAGAAGAAAATTATCTCAATAAAAGAAATTTATACTACAATAAAATTGATTGGGATGAAAGACATTTTGAAGATTATGTTAAGGTATGCTCTTTTGAAGAATTGATTTTTTTAATGATTTATATCTATAAAGATAAATACCCTAGGAGTATATTTGATTCTGCTATTTCTTTAGATTATGAAAAACAAAATTTATTATCCCATACCAATAAAAAGGGAAGAGGTATAAGTGAAAATAAATATATCTTTAATAATTTCTTGAGAAAAGATGTTACTGGCATGATTTCTCAATTTCATAGCGAAGAATATACAGAAGATGAAATTATCGAGAAATATTGGCGAGGTGAATCTTATATGCAAAATCTTTTTTTAGAATTCAATAAAGAAGTTCCAATTCATATCATCGATAAAGCTTTAGAAGGAAAAGAATATACCAAAACTGAAAAAGATGGCGTACTACTTTATGAAGTAAAAGATAGTCCTATTGCTTCACTAGAAGTTACTAAAAACAGTATAAAATTAAATATCAATGAAGAGAAAGTAATATTATATGTTATGATTTGGTAATTCATTTAAAGTTTTTTATTTATGAATACAAAAGGACAAGTAGTTGAAAATCTAAAAAGTTGGATAGAAAAAACAAACATAATTTCATATGATAAAGATATTGGTTTACGATGTAGAGATAAAGAATTGACAAAACTAAGAGACGGAAAAACAAAAGAGGTTTACGTAGTCTCTTTTCAAACTGAAGACAAAATAGAATATGATAAAAATGGTGAAATTATTTCATTATTTGAAGGAATGTTTTGTTTTGCCTATTTTGATGCAGAATCATTAGAATTACTTTATATAATGAAAAAAGCAGGATACATAGAAGTTGATGGTTCTTATTAATTTTAAAAGAATAAGAAATGGGAAATCATTTATACGAAAACGGAGATTGGATATTTATAAGTAATTCAACCATTAAAGAAAAAACTAATAGAGATTTCTATCCTGTTGATTTAGAATCTAAAAATAGAAAATGGGGAAGTAATAAAAATTTAGATTTAAAATATCCTATCGTCTTAGATCTATTAAAAGAAGTTGTTCCAGAAAAAGCTAATAAAAAAGGAATAATAGATATTGAATTATCAATAGAAGAAATTTCAGGGATAAAGACAGTCTTTGAACGTGAAATAAATCATTTATTATCTACCCGAAAACTTGCAAAAGATGGATATACTATAATAGTTTTCGATAAAGAAATTAAAGTTGATACAAGGAACCAAGCTCCAACAGATGGTCGCTTAGTAGCTTTTAATGATATATATTTAATTGCAAAAGAATGCCTGGACGAAAACAAACCTATGTATTTAAGTATTGATTAAAATCTTTTACAAAGACATAATTCATTAAAAACCCGTTTTTCAACTATGGAAAACGGTTTTTTTTTGTCATTTATCTTCTTTTCAAGCTACAAAACAAAGCTACAAAAAGTAAAATATCTTCTACTGAGACTACTGAATTACAGCTCCATATTATTTTTCAAACACGCTATTTCGGCGTATTTTTACAGTGTTCTTAAAACATATATCACTTCTTAAATGTGATCATAAAAAAAAAAGTTTTTAAGGATTTATTTACCCTTTTTTCTTAACCGTAAATAAATCGTAAAACACAAATAATCTTATCGAATAATAAAAAAACCTGATTTCTTTCAAACAATCAAAAAGGCTTTTTATTCTCTAAACCTGAAATCTTAATAAATACAAATATGGATCAAACAACAAAAAAACACATTGATTTGCTTCATCCTTCGGTTAGGGAAGAAGTTACTAAAATCATCGAGGAATGCGATCTTGCCTTAACCGGACGGGCTAAAGTTCGCATTACGCAAAGTCTCAGAACTTTTCAGGAACAAGAAGATCTTTATGCTTTTGGCAGAACAAAACCAGGAAAAAAAGTGACGAATGCCAAAGGCGGACAATCTATTCACAATTATGGTTTTGCGGTAGACATTTGTCTGATTATAGATGGCAAAATAGCTTCCTGGGATACCGCAAAAGACTGGGATGGTGATCAAATTTCGGACTGGCAGGAATGTGTCGAAATTTTCAAGAAACACAACTGGAACTGGGGCGGAGACTGGAAAACTTTTAAAGATCTTCCGCACTTTGACAAAAAAGGATACAGCGACTGGAAAGTACTCAGTAAACTAAAACGAGATAGAAAAAACTATGTAATCTTATACAAATAATCAGATGAAACACTTAAAACTAAAACACCTTCTATTTTTTATTGCAATCTCTTTTGTTTTTTCTTCCTGCAACTCTACAAGAACTGCTCTATTCGATCAATATTCATACGAAAAAACGATCGAGCTAAAAGTAGAAGCTGATAAATTAATCAGCAAGGCCACGACTCCCTATTCTGCTAACCAGAAAGAAATTGAAAAATTATTTCTAAACGTTGAAAAATTGGTCGAATATGAAAAAAACAAACCAAACAATGAAATCACTTTTGAAATGTTGAAGATGCTGAATGATAAAGACAAAAATCTTTTAGCAGGTTTCTTTAAACATTGGGAAACAAAAGGAGTTGTCTCAAAATCATTTTTAGAAGAATCAAAAAAACAAATCCTATCAGCTTTTGATTTACTTATACAATATGAAATTAAAAAAGACCAACAGTCAAAGGATGAGCTTTTAGATTTAATAAACCTTAACAGCTAAAATTATGGACAAAGATAAAGTGATAGAAAACTTAAAAAAGGAACTAAAAGCAATTATAGCAAATAGTTATAAGGATATTAAACCTCAGCTAGAAAAAGACCTGTCTGCTTTTTTTCAAACTTCTACAGAAAAACTGGAACGCTGGATTCTTCTTTATTCATCCGGTGACTTAACCGAAGAAGAATTTGAATGGCTTTTAAAAAGTCAGTTAGACTTAACCGTACTACAAGCATTACAAACTGCTGGAATATCAAAAATAAAACTGAATACCATTAAAAATAATATTATAAAAATGATTATTCAAATTATTACCAGCCTGATTATTCCTACGTTTTAAAATACTTTTTCAACCAAAAAAGCATCAAAAAACAAACTGTAAAAATGACTTTTACAACTTACTGAAACTACTGATTACTAAGCTTTAAAATCTTGATTAAGGCGTAAGCAAAGCTTATTTTTACAGTATCAAATAAAACATCTTCTTTTGGATATGGCGCGCAGATTCAAAAGAGATTTTAATTAATAAACAATAAATAATAACGACATATGAAAGATTTTATCATAGATGAAGACTTGTTAATTACAAATGGAGATTTTGCCATAAAAGAGGCAGATCAGCAAAACATAGAACATCTATTGTTAAGCCAGAAAGGAAGTTATAAAGAGTTTCCTATTCTTGGAGTAGGAATAAAAAAATACATCAACAGCCCGGATGCAACTTCCAGGCTAAGACTAGAAAACGAAATAGACAAACAATTATCGTATGACAATTTTTATGTAAAAACATTAGATGTCAACGATTTACAAAACATTAAAATCGATGGGAACTATTAAACCACAAGAAAACCAAAACATTTTTGACATCTCTTTACAGGAATACGGAAGTATCGAAAAAGTATTCGATATTTTAGAAGACAATGATCAATTTGACCTTACAGATGACATTTCTGTTTACGAAGATTTAAAAATTGGCCGCGAAGCCTTTAAAAAAGATATTGTAGAATATTACAATGCCCGAAATTTAAAACCTGCAACTGCGATTACAGACGAAGAACAATATTTACTGGATAACTTTTCCGGAATTGATTACATGATAATTGAAGATGATTTTATCATTTATTAGTATTTCGCTACAATTACCAAAAATACGGGTTATAACTGACACCTGTTTTTTTTTAGAAATCTTTAGAAAGAAAACTACGCTCCTGTAGTATTTACAAAAAACATAAACAATTATCTATAAGCATTTTATACATGTCTTACAGGCTAATCTATAGTAAAATTTAAAATATGGCACGTACAATTGCTGAAATACAGAACGAAATTCTGATTGAAAAGGGGAAACAAACCTCTCTAAACGGCTTAACAGAATCAAAAGCTGCGATTTGGAAACTTTGGATCAATATAGTCGCTACTGCGATTTGGATTCACGAAAAAATAGTCGAAAAAAATGCCCTGATTTCAAGGCCGCATACACTAAACTGGTATCGCGAACAGGCTTTGAATTTTCATTACGGAATGCCGATAGATACGGATTCAAGCAACGGAATGTCGATAGATCCGGATTCAAGCAATCGAATGTCGCTGATCTGGAAAGAAGGTTCGTATCAGTTTGATACCTCAAAACTTTCAGAAACACAAATTGAAGAAGCTAAAATAATCAAACATTGTGCGGTAAGCGAAATAGATTTAGAAACAGTGCTTGATCCCAACAAAAAACCGGAAGAAATATTCTCAGACTATTTTCATAATAAAGTTGGAGTTGTTTTTATAAAAGTAGCTACTGTAAAAGGTGATAAAATTTCGAGAATCGATGTGCCTAATGAACTCTTTGCTTTTAAGGAATATATTGCCAAAATAAAAGACGCAGGAAATCATGTATTTATCACATCAGATCAGGGTGATGTTCTAAAATTGCATTTGAATGTGTACATCGATCCTTTGACTATTTATATCGACCCAAAGGACATTGAATACTATCAGCTAAAAAGTTTAAATAGGCTTTTATTAGACAAGGAAAAAATAAAACTGGCAGAGTACGAATTGGCATTATTAACAGATCCTTTAAATGAAAAAAATGGCTCCTTAATAGTCGACGAAGAAGAGTTTCCAGTAATAAATGCTGTTAGGGAACATTTGAAAAACATTGAATTCAATGGTGCTTTTGTCAAAACATATCTTGTTGATGATATTCAAAAAGCAGAAGGAGTTAAAATTCCAATTCTGACCAAGGTTCAGACTTCTGTGGCAAAAAATCCAAATGATGCTCAGAATCCTACAATTACTGATGCAACCAACATCGAATATTTTATTCCAAAAGCCGGTTATTTTGATATGGATACCCTTGAGTTTGAGGTAAACTATATTCCTTACACATTTTACAGAGATAAACAATAGCCTAATATAGATACAATGAACAAATACACTGTTTTAAAATGGGAAAAGCTATTGTTATGGCTCGTCCCTCCTATTCTTAGAAAAAAAACTCATATTGACTGGCTCGATGTTTTACTGACTCCGCTTCATACAATTTACGAAGAGATTCTTTATAAAATGCAGCATACAGGTCAGGTCATTTATCTGGAAAAAGTATTGAACGAAACTTTTAATCCCGATAAAAATTACAATCCCAATGCAAGCACAAGACAAAAACGATCAGACGGATTAATTTATATAGACGAATCGGTTAAACCTACCATCCAATATGTGTATCTGCACAAAGAGTATTACGAACCAAAGATTACTTTATCAGATGGCACTATCGTGGATGGGCCTTTGATGATTCCTCAATTAGAAGTATATACTCATGAGGAATATAAAAAAAATAAAAACAATAAACCTGTTTACCTGGCCCATCGTACAGATTATACCCAAATAAATTATGCCAATTTCAGAGTATTTGTCCCTGAAAATCTATTAACAAATAGAACAATACTTAGTCAACCAAAGAAAGAAGGAACTGTATCAAACACAGAAGCTATTAATGTAACAGACAAGAAATACAACGATCTTCTTAACTTTTATAAACTCGCAGGAAAGAGTTATGAAACCTATTCTTATTCAGAAAAAGATTAAAATAAAACCTGAAATAAAAAATAGGATTATTCTAAACCCAAGAAAAAAAATAAAAACAACAGACATTTAAATACATCAAAATGAAACAAGTAAATTTTACTCATCCAGGAGGTTTTCCTCTCGAACAAGAAACTCTGGAAAAACTTCAAACCGCTTACAGACATGAGTTATTTGGAGCTTTAAAAAGTCATTTAGGCATCGAGCCCGGCAAAAACTACATCATAGCTCATGCAACAAAAACAACAACCGGTTGGGCGATCATCCATCAGGACGGAGAAATAGAAGGAATATTATATCCTATTAAAAAAGAGGATAACACTGGCTACCTAAAAACTACCAGAACAGGCACAAATCTAACATACGGAAACGGAGAATCTCAAACTGCTTATTTTGATTATGAAGCACAGTATATCAGTGAGATAGATTACACAAATCATCCAGTATCTCCTCCCATCACTGATGCATTAGCTGTACATTATTATGATTTGAAAGATCCAGCTTTTATAGTTATTAAAGATATTCAGACAATTGAAGGAATTATTAAGACAATTGAAGCAAATATTGCTACAATAAAATCAAACATCACTACAATTGAAGGAAATATTAATGCAGTAGAAAGTAATATTGATGTTGTTGAAGGAAATATTAATACAATCGAAGCCAATATTGTTGATATTAAGAAAAATTATTTACTAATCAAAGGTTCTGAACTAAATACCAGTCCTGAAGATTTTGAGAGTTCTGAGAGTTCTGAGAATTCTTTGTTATTGTTAGACAATGTTAATCAAGTCATTAAAAGCAATAACCTCCTCAATTCATTACTTAGCCGAATTACTAAGTTAGAAAAACAACCGGCAACAGCAGTACCAAAAGGAATGATTGCTATTTGGGGGAAACCAGCTCCATTTCCTGAAGGCTGGGAAGAATATGTGCCATTGCGAGGAAGAGTACCTGTTGGGTTAGATCTCTTAGATACTATTCTAAATAAGGTGGGTAATTCTGGAGGGAGTAAAGATGCTGTTGTTGTAGAACATAGCCATGACTGCAATGGATTTGACGAACCTAATACTGGTATAAATGCTCTTGAAGACGGATCATATAAATGGGGTCTAATTTCAAAAACAACAACTGTAGGAGAATCTGGAACTAATAAAAACTTGCAACCATATAGAGTTGTTCATTTCATAGAATATACAGGAAATACTATTGAACATGCTGATACAATCGCACCAACAAGTCCAACAAATTTAGAAACTTCAAAGATTGGAACTAAAAGTTTAACTTTAACTTGGACTGTATCTACGGATAATGTTGGTGTTACTAATTATCTGGTTTATAAAGACAATAGTAATACTCCTTTAGCCGAATTAGGAAAAGATGTTCTGACTTATAATGTTACGGGGCTATCTGTCAATACTCCCTACAGCTTCCAGGTCAGAGCAAAAGATGCTGCAGGAAATTTATCTGTGCCCGCTACAGTAACTACAGCAACACTTACAGCAGACTCGACTCCACCAACATTACCTTCTTTTTTTCATTGCGTTCATAATGGTCAAGGTTATATACTACTTGAATGGGCTCAATCACAAGACGACGATAGTCCAATAGATTACGAACTTTCGCGTAGTGCTTTTGGCTCTCTTTTTACGGTTTTGAAAAAAAACCCTAACACATATTATAGTGAACAAGTTTCATCGAATGGAACATATACTTACAGAGTTCGAGCAATAGATCCTAGCGGAAATGCATCTGCCTATAAGGAAGCTTCAGTAACAATAAGTTCTCTATAAGAGTAATTTGAAATTACCAGTAATCTTTTGGGGCGTAAAACCCCCAAAAGATTACTTATAAAAACCTCAAACCTATAAAAAAACCGATCATGTATAAATTTTCAGAATATTTAAATGAATTAAAACTATTGCTGTATGCTATTTTTATTTATTTAGAAATAGATACCGGAATTGTAAAAGTGCTATTTTATTTAATGGTAATGGATACTTTTCTGGGCATTATAAAAACCATAGTTTTAAATAACAAATTTAGTTTTAAAAAACTAGCTGTAGGATTTGTTTCCAAGTTAGCCGTATTGGTAATACCAACAGCTTTGGCCTTAATGAGTAAGGGACTTGATTATGACTTTAACTGGTGTGTAACGATAGTTATGGATTTACTTATTGTAAGCGATGGTATTTCGATCATCAGTAATATTATTGCCATAAAGACAAAAAAAGAAGTAGAAAATTTCGATGCAATGACGTTGATTTTAAAGTCTATAAGAAATCGATTAATACAACTTTTAAAAAAGTTACTCATTACAATTGATCCAAAATATAATATGGAAAAATAGAACAAACCTCCCATTCGTTTTTATGAATCCACAAAAAAGCTACAAACAGAACCGCATTTGTCTCTACAACAATAGAAGATTTGAATCATTTGATTTCAACATACTAACCCAAAAGGGAATAGTACAATACTATTCCCTTTTTTTAATACAATTTTCTAAACCCTATTTCTCTCTATAAATCAAATACTGCTTTCTCATTTTTTTAAATTCCTGCAAACCTTCTTTCCAGCTGTTTCTTATTTCCTGTTCCGAAATTCCTGCTTCGATTTGCTGTTGCAGTTTTTCATTTCCTGCTCTAATAGAAAATTTTCTTTTATCGAAAAATTTCGATTTATCTGTTGTTGTTTGATAGGCTTTGATCAGCCATTTAATTTCGAGTTTATTAATTCTCGGTACTGCCGATAAATCCTCTCCATTACATTCTACACCATTGTACAAAGGATCTTTGTCTCCAAAATTGGGTTTTGGCGTAAATGCAAAATCGCTTTTTGGTAAATAAGGCGAACCGTAAATCTGGAATTGCTTTTCGGTTCCGCGTCCCATACTTACGTTTGTTCCTTCAAAAAGACACAAACTCACATATAAATTAATCGACTGATCGTTTGGTAAATTTGGCGAAGGGCGAACCGGCAAACTATACGTCATGCTTCTGTTATAATTCAAGCACGGAATCACGGTCAAATTACATTGAATGCCGTCTTTCAGCCATTTTTGACCATTGATCATTTTGGCTTCTTCCCCCAAAGTCATTCCGTGAAGCAAAGGCGTTGGATGCATTCCTATTCCGCTTTTAAAAGCAATATCCAAAACCGGACCATCAACAATCGCAATATTCGGATTTGGTCGGTCTAATACAATTAGCGGAATATTATTTTCAGCACAAGATTCCATAATTCTGTGCATCGTAGAAACGTAGGTATACAAACGCGTTCCTACATCCTGCAAATCAAAAACCATGATATCAATTCCTTTCAGTTGCTCTGGAGTTGGTTTATTGCTTTTACCGTAAAGGGAAGTTATAGACAAACCCGTTTTCGAATCGATTTCATCAGATACGTGTTCGCCAGCGTCGGCTGTACCACGAAAACCATGTTCAGGCGCAAAAATTGTTTTGATTTTGATGTTTTTCTGAACCAGAAAATCAACCAAATGAGTTTTCGAATCGATAATACCTGTTTGATTGGTGACAACACCAATTGTTTTTCCTTTTAATAAAGGCAGATAAGCGGTATAATTTTCTGCTCCCGTTTTTATTTTTTGCGCAAAAGATACTGCTGAAATTAGTACGCATAGTATAGTTAGTCTTTTCAT